GTTCGTAATAGTTATAATAATATTACGACAAATTTCGGTAATCTTGAAGTTCAAAGAATAAAAGCTGAACAAAGATTAGATGCGATTGAACAACAAAAAGTAATAGCAGAAAACGAATATAATCAAGTAATTCAACAAGAAGTAGAACTTCTTAACAATTTAAATGAAAAATATGGTCAAGGCACATTAGATTTAGAACAAGGTATATTTACACCAGCTGAGTAAAAAAAATAATGGTCCAAAACCACATTTTGAGTTTTTAAATTGATATTTATACTTACGATATAACCTAATTAGGAGAAACATAATGGCTGAAAGAATAGTCAGTCCAGGCGTATTTACCAACGAAAAAGACTTATCTTTCTTACCAGAAGCTATTGGTGATATTGGAGCAGCATTAATCGGACCAACAGAAATGGGTCCTGCTTTTGTTCCAACAACCATCAGAAACTTCGGTGAGTTTGAAACAATTTTTGGTAAAGAAACCGGAGACTTTTATGTTCCTTTCACTGCGAAGCAATATCTTCGTAATGCAGGAGCATTAACAATCGTTCGTGTTTTAGGATTGGGTGGATATACAAACGACACAGTTGTACTTATTGCAAGTGGTTCAACTTATGGAGTAAGAGCATTAGCTACATTAAAACCATCAAGAGGAGCAGGAGCTTCACCATTTATTGGTGGACCAACAAGTGCTTCTATTGATAGTAACGTTAATTCAGCAAGTGCATTTACACTTAAATTAGATACTGATAATGACGGAACTCAAGAGAGTTTTAATTTATCATTTTCTACGAGTTCAGCAAATTACATTACAAATGTATTTAGTGAAAACCCACAAGATAATAGTAAACCCGTGTATGTATATACCAACTTTCAAAATACACAAAATGAAGTAGCAAGTGATGATGTAATTACATTTGCAACAGGTTCAGGTGAAAATTCAGAAAACTTTTCATTTGATTACAAAGTAGCATCAACACCAGCAATTCAATCACAATTAGTAAACGGAGCAAGAGTAGACTTATTTAAAGTCAAAACACTATCACACGGAACAAACGTAAACTCTAAATACAGAATTGGTATTTCTGATGTTAAGAGAGCAGCAGATGTAGCCGGTAGTGATTATGGTTCGTTTGCATTACAAGTGATTGTTAATAACCCAGGTCAAAACGACGACGGGACAGTTTTAGAGAACTTCTCAAATTTAAACTTTGATGAAACTTCTACAAACTACTTAGCGAGACAAATTGGTGATAAGTTTATCACTATTGACTCAGCAGGTAAATTAACATCAAATGGTGATTACCCAAACAACTCTAAATACATTAGAGTTTCAGATATAAGTAATCTACCAAATGTTTCAAAAGAATTAGTACCTATGGGATTTGGTGCGGTATCATTACCAAATTCTACAACACTTGGAACACCAAGTGGTAGTGTACACGCAGCAGCATACCCAACTGCTTCTTTTGTAACAGGACAAACTAACAATCGTGGTTCATTTAGTTCAAATGCATACTATGGATTTGACTTTTTAAACAAAGACAACCAAGCATACTTGAAACCACTTCCAACAGGAGTGGGAGCAGGAAGTAATGTAACAATGAGTTTAGAAAATATGTCAGGAAGTGCGGACGCATCTACATTAGGTAGCACATATGCAGACGGCACTACATTGATTTCTTTAACAAATTCAGCATTAGGACAAAGAAAGTTCGTAGTTCCTTTCCAAGAAGGATTTGACGGACAAAACCCAGCAACGGATATTAAATCCGGAACTGATATTGTTGGAAACAACACACAAGGATTTGATTTAAGTTCAGCAACAGCAACAGGTTCAATAGCATTTAAACGAGCAATCGATGCAATTTCAAATCCAGATGAATACGATATTAACTTATTAGCACTTCCAGGTGTTATTCACTCAATTCACTCAAGTGTAACTAATCACGCAATTGATAAGATTGAATCAAGAGCAGATGCCTTCTTTATTATGGACGGCTCTCATTATTCAGCTTCTATTCAAACTGCGATAAATGATATTCAAACCTTAGATAGTAATTATGTAGCAACATATTATCCTTGGGTTAAAGTGATTGACGAAGTGAAAAACAAACCTACTTGGGTTCCACCTTCAGTAGTTCTACCAGGTGTATATGCACAAAATGATAGAATTGGACAAGAGTGGTTCGCACCAGCAGGATTGAATCGTGGTGGTTTAACAGAAGTAACAGAAGCTAAAACAAGACTAACGAACTTGGAAAGAGATGATTTATACGAAAATCGTATTAATCCTATCGCAACTTTCCCAGGTCAAGGTGTAGTAGTGTTTGGTCAGAAAACACTTCAAGGTAAACCAAGTGCATTAGATAGAGTTAATGTTAGAAGATTGTTAATTAATTTGAGAAAATTCATAGCAAGTTCTTCAAGATTCTTAGTGTTTGAACAAAATACAGCAGCTTTAAGAAACAGATTCTTAAATATTGTGAATCCATATATGGAACAAGTTCAAGCAAATGCAGGACTATCAGCGTTTAGGATTGTAATGGATGATTCAAACAACACACCAGATGTTGTAGATAGAAACCAATTAGTTGGTCAAATCTTTATCCAACCAACCAGAACAGCTGAGTTCATTGTCTTAGATTTTGTAGTTCAACCAACAGGCGCAGCCTTTGATGACTAAACTATAAATCAGAGAATAAAGAAAAACCCCCAAGAAATTGGGGGTTTTTTGTTATGATAATGGGAATAAAATTTGAGAGTTTAACCACCTAACTCACAAGGGTTGTTTCTAATCTCGTGAAACACTACATAACCCTTTCGGTTCCAAATTTGTAGTCACCGAAAACCCACGACTCAATAGGTTCTTACGATTACGATATTAACACCTATTTAGGATAAATAGCAAATGTGTCAGCGTATTCAGCCAATGTATTGTATTGACTTCTATGATAACCATATTGTGGCTTGCTACCACCACGATATCTAATTCTATAATTACCAGTCATCATCATTTCTCTAATAACTGGATTAAATCTAAATTCCATAGGAATACCTTTGTAAAGAGCTACCTCGCCAGGAGTAGTATTGTTGTAATTTTCAACATTTAATCTTGGTTGATTTTGATTAGCTTCATACAATTCCATAGGATTGTGGTTATATTGATAGACATTCATAGTAAATGTCCTATTATTAAAACCAAAATCTCTTGGAACAAAAGTATCTTGGTAATTTCTCGGTTGAATTGTTGTATTTTCAGTCATTTCGTTTTCCTTTATCATTATCATAACACTATAATATACAAATACTATTTGTAAATGTCAAGCTTTTTTTTAAATTATTCTTCGTCTTCTTCGTGGTTATCTCTTTCATAAACTTCTTCTTCACAATCATCACAAAGGAAAAAGCCGTCTATTTCAATACCACACTCTTCACATATTATTTCATCAATCATACTATAATATACAATGAATAAATGACAATGTCAAGTAAAAACTTCTAAAAAACTTCTAAAAAGTTATCGTTATAAGATAACACTTTTTTTGATTTCTTTATATTTATTACTGAGTTAAATTATAGGAGAAATAAAGTGGCATTTTTAGACCCAAACGAAATATTTTTTACACCATTTGAACCTAAGATGAAAAATAGGTTTATTATGGAAATAGACGGAATTCCAGCATACCTTATCAAAACTATGGCAAGACCACAAGTATCATTTGAATCAGTTACTCTTGACCATATCAACACAAAAAGATATGTAAAAGGAAAAGCAACTTGGTCAACATTAGAAATTACTCTCTATGACCCAATCGTTCCTTCAGGAGCACAAGCAGTCAATGAGTGGGTAAGACTTCATCACGAAGCAGCAACCGGCGTAGACGGATACGCTTCCGAATACAAGAAAGATATTACTTTCAATGTATTGAGTCCTAATGGAGAAAGAGTAGAACAATGGGTTCTAAAAGGTGCATTTATTACAACAGCAAATTGGAACGGATTAGATTACGCTTCCAATGAAGTAGTCGATATCAATCTTACAATGCAATACGACTACGCTATATTAGAGTTTTAGGAGATAAGTTATGTGGGCAATATTTAAAGATGATAACGATTACAATGAAAAATCAATAATTGGATTTGCAGCATTCGCAGTAATGACAATATTCGCAGTTGTTGATTTAGGAACAGGAATCGTTGGAAAAGATTTGGTCATTAATGATATGGTATACAATTCATTTGTATTCATAACATTAGGGTCTTTCGGTATCGCAGGTGCTGAAAAGATTATGGGCAAAAAATAGTTATTAATTCTTAATTAATCAAGGAGTAAAAAATGGCTGAAAGTCAGTATGGTTTTCCTACTGAAGTTCTATCTTTACCATCAAACGGATTACTATATCCGGAAGATAGTCCTTTGCGTAGTGGAACAATAGATGTCAAATATATGACAGCAAAAGAGGAAGACATTTTAACATCTCAAAATTTAATTGAACAAGGTATAGTGATTACAAAGTTATTAGAAAGTGTAATTGCGAACTCAAAAATTAAATTAGATGATATGTTAATCGGTGACAAAAATGCACTTATGATTGGGACACGAATATTAGGATATGGTGCAAACTATAACATAATGTTAACAGACCCC